TTCAGGTAAATGTCCCCAGGGGAGCCAGTAACAACGCCAGCAGGGCTTCCGGTGCCATAGTGGATGGTCACAGGACCGAGCTTGATCGAGCCGGATTCATCGTTCTCGCCCTGGGTATTGATCACCAGGTTTGCGAGCATCTGAAACGCGGCCTGCGTCAAGCGCCCGTCTGCATCAACGAACAGGGCTTTCTGGAGGGGTGGCTGTGCGCGGCTCAAGCTTCGGACTCCACGTCGACGTAGTTGGTGATGATGCTGCGGCGGACAGGGTCCGTGATCTCCAGGCGGAAGGTCCGCTGGTAGAACGAGCCCATGCCAGTCCAGGAGAGCTTCCGGCCGTACTCGCCGATCATGCCCATGGACCGCCACTCGGTCTGGTTAAACGTGCGGCCACCATCATCGCTGATGGACAGCACGAGCTGTGGGTCTGAACCCTGGCCGCTGGTGAGACCGATACCAGCTTCGACGTCGAGCTCAAAGCGCGGCATGAAGACCTTGTGCCCATCCTTGTGAATGGGGGCGCCCTGGACAAGGCCGCGCATGGTGTTGCCGAACTCGGTGTACACGGAGGCAGAGAGCTCGCCGATCTTGCCGGAGTTGATGTCGCCGATGAAGTGCTTGTTGTAAGCGTTGATGTAGGCGTTCGCGCACCAGCGGCCGATGGAGTTGCCGTCCGCGTCCCAGGACTCGCGCTCGTGCCAGAGGCCGTATGTTGCGTCGAGCACCCAGGTCTTCTCGGCAGTCGGGAAGGTCAGGACGATGAAGTCGTGCCCCTCCCATGTGAAGCCGAAGACGTGGAAGTCGGAGACGTCCCCGTAGGTCTGCCAAATCTGCTCGTTGGCGTGCTTCGAGACGCGCTGCGCCTGCGTGCCGTTTAACCTGTAGAAGACCCGGTCACTACCGAGGAAGTACAGGCTCTCGCGCATCTTCCACCAGGCGAACGGTGTGGCGATCCCGATCTGGATGGCAACGCCCTGGTGCCTGGTCCATGGGAAGTTGTTGCCGCCGGACAGATACCAGACTTCCATGCTGCGTTGCCCGGCAATGATGAGCTGCTGCATATGGTTGATGGGGGACAGGGTGTAGTCCGACTGGGAGTCGGCTGAGGCGAAGAAGAGGGCTGGCCAGTCAGTGCCATCGAGCGACGTGGAGGCGAAGAACTGGTTCGTATTCTTGCGGTCGCAGACGAAGTACGAGTCGACGTGCTGGACGCGATTTGCCGAGTAGAAGTCGACGTCCGCGATCTGCGCCCAGGTCAGCGCATCAGTGTCGTAGATGAAGCCGTTCACCCCGTCGACGATCATGATCTCGACGCCGTTGTCATCCAGAGAGACCGGGCCTGTTCCGTTCTGGATGCCGGAGCCTAGAAGTGTTGCGGTGCCAGTCGACGACACTGAGTAGAAGCCCGTGCCGGACACGACGTACATGACGTCTCGAAGGTAGTGGAACCCGCGGATGGGGCCGGAGCCGACCGTGGCGAACTCGCTCACGCCAGGGGCACCGAACAGGACGAGCCTGGACTTCGCGTTGACCTCCTCCGGCTGCATCTCGGCGTACATGTTCACGACACGCTGGGACGAGACCGGATTCGCACGGCTCATGTACGTCTCGACGGCGAAGGGGAGCTGCGGCATGTCTCAGTCCTCGATGTCGGGCTGCATCACGATGGATTCATTCTCACGATCCCAGGAGGCAACGAGCATTGCTGAGCCTTCCGCGATGCCCTTCAACTCGTTGATGCGTGCGATTGGCGCCTGGTTGCGGACAGCCAGGTGGTAGGCGAGGCCAGCCTTGAGTGCCATCTGCCACTCAGCCGGGAAGTCCGCGGTGTCCGAGTTCGACACGAAGTCGAAGATGGGTCGCTGGTAGGTGAACCGGATACCCGTGTTCGCGTTGACCGGAGCTGGCCAGACGAATAGCTCACCCAGTGGAATCTTCGGCCCGTAATGGATCGATGATGGCTCACCCGTGGCCGTCTTGTTCGGCATGTCCATGTACTCGTTGCGCGAGATGACATCGACTGGTGTCTCCGTCACCGTGCTGCCAAACGAGATGGCCGCCGCGCGGCTGATCTTCAGGGGCCGGATGATCCTGGAGGTGTAGCCGAACACCTTGTTGCCGGACGAGACGGTGCCAGTCAGGGCTGCCCCCAGGTTGATCGTCAGTGTCGAGATCGATGACACCGTCGTCCACTGAACCGTGCCGTCGTCGAGCTGGACACCAATGCGATCTGAGTTGGCAAGGCCAGTGACTGACTCAACGGTGACCGCTGTCGCCGCAGCCGCAGCTGACGCCGACGTGGTGGTCGACAGGTAATCCCAGGCGTCCGTAAACTCATCGGTGGCCGTCAATCCCAACTGGTATCGGTACTGGTTCGGCTGGAGGAATAGGACAGCTTCTTCGAGTGTCCAGACACGAATGTTCTGGGCCTGCCAGGCTTTCACCATGTCGTTCAAGATGCTTAGAGCGGTCGCGTGCGCGTTGCCGCTTGGCGTCTCGTCGTCCCTGATGATATTCGCCCGCTTATAGGCGTCGTTGATGATCGAGCTGAGCGATGGGTTGTGAACTGCAACACCTGAACTGGCCATGGGTCACCTCAAAATTCAATGAGAAGAACTGACCCCTGCTCGTCCTGGAGCGGGGTCCAATTCTCGGCGTATAGGACATACGGGATGCGAACGAACTCGTCTGTGCGGCGCGGGCGCGGATTCGGAACTGACTGCTTGTCGTGCTTGCCGCGGACCATGTCCTGTGGATGCCTGGTCTCGTAGACGTCCTTTGAAACGATGGCACCATTCCACTCTTCGCGCGTGTCCTCGGCGCGGACCTTGAACCCGGTGCGATCACAGATGCGATAGAATGAACCGGGCTTGTAGGTCATGGCCGATACAGAACCTCTACGCTGTAGTAATCAAGGGTGATGGAGTCGGCGCCGCTTGCAAGCTCACCAGAGAACACAACGTACGAATCAAGAGCTGTATTCACGGATGATGTGACCGCCGCGCTGGCAAAGCCTCCTGGTCCTCCCGTTGCGCCAACTGGGACGATTCCAACCTGAGACGCCTGAGAGTTTCGGTTCACGATTTCATGAGTGTTGTAGTGGCTCACGTTTGTCGTGACAGCCACCGCTGAGTACTGAGTGCCAGTGAGATCGGCGACTGAGCCAAAGCGGACGCGCCTGGTCTTGCTGTCGGCGTCGTTGTTGTTTGCCCACAGGTGCCTTATTCGGATGCTGCCATTCGGCCCCATGGAGCCACCAGGGATGGCCGCAACCGCTAAGATGGACTCCGCTGTCGAGCCCGTCTTTGTGACCGCAACTCCACTTTGCGCGATGACGAATGGAAGTCCGAGTTTCTGAATCAGACCTCGCCTGTTCAGGCCGCCGCTTTCAGGAGTGAACAGCGGGACGAAGAACCCAGCGGGGTCGGTGATTACTGGAAACTCGGACATCTTCGACATGGCTTAAACTTCGTCTTCTGCTGACTGGAAGAAGGGGAGGCTCTTGATGGCAGCGTAAGCAGCTGCCCTGGTCGGCTCCGGAAGGTAGTCCGGCGCCTTGTAGTAGCCAGGGTCCTCCGGTGGCAGGCCGTTCGACTGGCCGTCAAGGACGAAGCGCTCGACCTTCATGCTCATCGACTTGTCATCGCGAGCGGCTTTTGAAACGTACTGCGCGACGTTCACGTAGGTGATTGGCTGGGCCGACTTCGATGGCCACACCTGGTTCGGACCACCGTAGTGCGTCTCGATGGAGATGATGCGCCAGTAGTTGCCGTCGACACCGATGTCAGACTTCTTCGAGAGTTTAAGACCCATTGGAGCCTCCTTCGTTCGACTGGGCCTGCTCAGCGGCAACCTCAGTCAGGTTTGCGATCTTCCCTTCCTCGATGATCTTCATCACCGGGCGGGATACCGTGTACGGAATGTTTGCCTGGGAGAGGACTGCAACCATCTCCTGGGCCTTTTCAACTGGGATAATCAGACACTGCATTTTAACCTCTATTCCTTCTGGTTGTTCACTACTTTTCCATGATCTCTGCTGACGCCTGCATCGTGGTCGCAGTGGTCGCCGATGAGTAATAAAGCCACCACAAAGCCGTTCCATTGTACAGCCTCACGCCAGGGGTGTCTCTATCTGTACGAACGAGCGGCGCACCGACGTTAATAATCGGGCACGGGATGTTCGAGAGGAGCCTGTACATCATAAGGGAAATGGCGCCGCCACCGTACGAGGTTCCAAGTGTGACCGACTGGATCGATCTGATACCCCTGTCACCAGCCTGAAGCTGGAACGGCACAAAGGTTCCGGCGACAGCAGTCGCCGGGAAGCTGGCAATCGTAGCCGTTCTGGAGCCAGCGCCCTCTGAGTTCGTGTACGTCAAGGTCGTGTTGGTGACGGCACCAGCGTTGGTTGTTGCCGTCGTGACGTAAATGCCAGCCTGCCACCCCTCTCCGTTCGTCGACCCATTCAGGTCGCGAGCTGGAACAGATGAGACTGGTTGCGATATAGCCTGCGCCGTTGTCGTGGTAACCACGATGCCTGTGTTGTACCAGATGAGATCAACCATCCTGTACAGGTGGGCCACACTCGATGCGACGTTGGCATTTGTCAGAAAGTATGAGCCTGATGCTGCGTTTGGCAGCTGCGGCGATCCAGTCTGAGTTGCCCCGGCTGGGTTTGCAGCGTTGGTGGCAGCACTTGCGTCAGTCCACCATCCGTTGATGCCCGGTGTGTTTGGTACCCATGCACCAGGGATACCGCTATCCTTTGCTAACCCGTACTGAACACCGATGGCTTCTGAGGCTGTACCGATCTTCAAGAACTCAAAGGTAAACCCGCCAATGCCCTGGGCCTGGGGGTACATAACCTTGAGTCGGCCAGTCCGGTCTCTGACTTGGAACCCGGCATCCGGCGTGTACTCAAGGACCTCTCCCTGCGCGAGAGAGATTTCAGCTGACAGGATGCGTTCAGTTCCTGAGGTGTCGTGACGGATGCTCACAACCTGCGCGACAGTGGTCGACCTGTTGCGGACAGCCATGTACCGAACCTGGCGCTGCGTTGATGCACCTGGGGCCGCAACGATCACAGTTGTTGTTGCTGTGTTGACGTTGCCGTTGCTTTGCCCTGGGGTGAAAGCTGATGAGGTGTGGTCAGCCCAGCTGACGTAGTAGTCAACCGACCCAGACGCTGATGTAACAAGCTCGATGGTCTCAGTCGTGTTCGAAAGAATCATTTTCAGAATCCTATTGCTACACGCGACATGACCTGCGGGTGGGTGAGGCCACTGCCGCCGCCAGAAGCGTTCAAGGTTGTCCCGCTCATCGACAGGTTCGTGCCGAGCGTGATCGCTGCCACATCGCCAGATGCACCACGTCCGAGAAGCTGTGAGGCGGCCAGTGACACCTCACCAACATCTCCGCTCGTTCCTGCTGCGCGGGCAAGGACGGAGTTCGCACCGACGTTCTGCATTTTGGCATACGTCACGACATCGTTGTCGATGGTCATGACCGTACCGCCGCTGGATACAGTGATGTCCCCGTAGTCTGCATCAGACAGGCTACCACCACCCGAAGCGTTGATTGTCGTGCCAGTGATCGACAGGTTGGTGCCGAGCGTCAGGTAGGCGTACGCTCCAGCGCTGTCATCCCAGAACAGGATGCGGTCAGCGTTCGGGTCGACCAGTCCAGCGATGGTCGTGAGGTCTGAATCCAGGGGCTGGTACTTCGACGCCAGGCTTGTGCCGTTCTCGTACAGGGTGGTGAAGTTCAGGGTGTTTGCACCCTGGTTGCCGCCCGTCGCGCCGTTCGAGAACACGCCACCGCGGAAGTTAACCGAGCTGTCGACACGGGAGATTGTGAGCGCCGTCGCCTTAAACGCTCCGGCGTCCGTGTAAGCATAAACTGCAAGGAGAGAGCCTGCGTCGGAGCCAGACTCCGCTGTCGCGTCTCGGCCAACAAGCCACCGCTCCGAGAGTGAGCCTACAACGGTTCCGGTGGAGAATCTGATCGAAGCTGCGTTTCCAGCTGCTGCGCCAAGGTAAATGCTTCCATCGCCGGATGAAGCGACGTTCTGGAACTGGGCTGCCGCGTACGACACAGCAAGCCTCTGGTACGACCAGTTCGTCGATGTCGTGTTCTCCAGGCGCATCTTTTCGACGCCAGCCAGGATCATGGAGATGTCGCCAGAGGCGTTGGCACCGAAGCCAGTGTTCGTCGATCCGCGGCGAGGAATGAGCGTCGGGACGGTTGCGGATGCAGAGGTGTGGGTCAGCTGGAAGCCAGCGCCGTTCCCACCCGTGTATATGGCTGAGCCGAAGAACTCTATCGGGCCACCACCGATTGAACCAGAGCCAGCTGTACAGATCAGCCTGGCGTCGTAGTCGACAACCGTTGCGCCAGCATGGAAGTCTAGGTGAGCCGTTCCAGCTGTGCCGTCGACGCGGCCAATCTCGATACCAGCATTTCCGACACCAGCCACAGTCAGGCTTCCTGGGGCTCCAGTTGGGGCAATAGCCACACCCTGGAAGAAGGTCACCTGGGATGACGCGACCCTCTGAACCTCTGCACCAGCAACGATCATGCTGATGTTGCCCGAAGCCTGCGCGCCCACACCTGTGTTCGTCGAGTTCCTGTTCGGGATCAGGGTTGGAACGGTGGATGAGGCGGCTGAGTTGATCAGGGCATAAGCGGTTGATGTCGCCGCAAGCACGTTCCCGGTCGAGCGGTTGATAAAGAAGGATGCGTCCAAGAACGCACCAGCATCATCGTACCTACCGAACGCCAGGTCCGATCCGACGTTCGATCCGGACTCTGCTGTCGGGTTGGCGCCTATCGCCCACCTGAGAGAGCCAGCTGTGTAGATGCCAATTCGCCTGTCATTACCCGCAGCCCTGTCGAGCCTGAATGGTATGGAGTCCGTGTAACCAATGAGAGCTGAGCCGCTGAAGCGGAATGTCTCAGTGCCAGTGATGATGACACTGATGTTGCCTGACGCCTGGGCTCCGATGCCAGTTGTCGCACTCGCCCTGTTCGGGACGATGGTCGGCACTGTCGCAGATGCTGCACCAGTTGTGAGCTGCCAGCCGCTGGCGTTCGTGTCGTTGAGTGTGGCTGTAAAGGTATTGGCCGCAGCCAGGCGCGCGTACTTGGCCTGGAGGGAGGTTCCGTTCTCGTACAATGTCGAGACGTTTATTGTGTTGACGCCCTGGTCTGCACCTGTTGCACCGGACGAGTAAAACCCACCCTTCAGGTAGAACCTGTCACCGTACACACCAGCGACCCTGGACTTGAACGTGATGACGGCGTCCATCAACCCAGCGGTTACGGTTTGAGCGTAGAGGGTGATTTCAGCATAGGTCTGGTTGGCTGGTGTTGAGTCGTTCGCCTGGAAGACGATTGACCCACCTCTGTCATTGTTTGCTGGTGTCGCAGAGTTCCTGCGAAGAGTGAGGTTTGGGCTTTCGTTGGCATCATCGTTTGTTCCAATCAGGACAAGCGGGGTTCCAAACGACACGCTCGATGTGATTGTCTGGGCACCGGACCAGGTGTTTCCAGCGTTCAAGAG